CACAAAGAGGCTTTCGAAAGAGAGTTGGAAATGCTCAAAGCGCAGGCTGACAAGGTTGATTCTAAACTTGCTCTGATGAACCCTACAGTAGTCTTCCATCTTCGGAACGTCTATCTCGGGAACTATACCCTTGAAGAAGCAGGCAACCGCATGGGGCTTTCGAGACATCAGTTCCGTGACTTGGTGGATGACGAGATTTACAAAGCACATTCTTTACTATAACGTTCAACACCTGCCGATACTTAACGATAGGCGCAGAAAAAGGCAAGGCTGTGGCGATACCTTGCTTCAGTTGACTACAGTTGACTGACAAAACGGTAGAAAAACAGGTAGAAAGGTAGAAAAAGAAAAAGAGGGGAACCCATTACGGGAACCCCTTTTCTTCATGAGAGTTTCAGTTCTCTCTTTAGTGCTTCGATGTCTTTCTTCGAGCCGTTTACGATTGTGTCCCAAATCTTCGCGTCTGAGGAAAGGTCTACTGTTGATTTGATACTAGCGCTAGGCTTCTTTGATAACTGTTCTTTCATGATCGTTGTCATGATTTTGTTGTACAGTTCAAGGTCAGCGCTTGTTGCTGAAGATGAAGACGAGCCTCCGGAAGAACGCCGTGAACCGGAACGTCTGCCGCCCTTTGATTTTGCTTTGGTGCCGCCCTTACTGAAGTTTGTGCCGTACTTCTTATCCACCTTCTCGAAGAATTCTTCCCAAGACTCTTCTCTGCTTTTTTCTTTGTCTGACTTTTGTTTCTCTTCGTATTCTTCTGTAGACAGGGAACGATATCTAGCGACTTGGCTTTCAAGCGATACGTACTCGTCATCAGAAAGATATTCTTCTCTCGCTTCTTCTCTTTCGTCTGCTGTCTTGAGCACAACCGAGTCGGTAAGCCCTACATCAGATGGGAAGTATTTCTTCTGCATGATGTCATTGATAACTTCATCCGCAACACCGAGGTTCTCCAGTTCAGACATGACATACAGCGCCGCTCTGTTTCCCTTCAAGCCATTGTCCTTAATGAGGAAGAACTGAGCAGGGCTGACGCCATACTTTTTGAGAGCGATGGCAACCTTTTGTTCTTTTGTGTACAAATTATCAACGCTTCCAACTTTGTCATAGTATGTTGCTTTCGCCTCGTTGAGCGCCAACTGCTCGAGTTTCGCATAAACGTTATCACGAGTGTGCGTTCCAAGGCGGTTGTACTCTGCCAATTCGTTATATGCCTTTGCATATTCTCTATAGTTGCCGTAATAGGTCTTTTTGACTTGAGTGTATTCTTTGTCGGAAATGGCGCCTATTTTCAGCCCATTCTTTGAGAGGTCCGCATAGATTTGCCCTTTTAAGCCTCCGTGTCCGGTCTGATTTCTAGGGAGTGCAGGGGCTCCGACATCCATTAATGCGCTATCAAGTTCATCATGCGTATCAACTGTAATGTTTGACGGGAAAAGACCGTTATACAGCGCTTTACCAATGACTCCATCACTAAAAAGTCCTATATTACTTAGTTCATTTCCCTTTTGGTCAACCGCAGGTTCAAGCAGTCCGGATAATCCGGGAATGTTCATTAGGCTTCTATTTAGGATTCGTTTCTCTACTGTGTTTCCGGATGTGGTCCGCTTCTTAGGATCAAATGTCCTGTTGATGGCACCGCCAATAGTCGGGGTCATCTGCCCGGCAAAGTTTTCCACAACACCAGTTACGCCACGCTCAAACGCACCCATGCCTCCTGCGCCAAACCATTGTCCGCCATAGTTGTATCCTTGGCTAATGCTAGAGACAATATCTTCTATCGAATTCAGATAAGACGCTTCGAGAACCGCTCCTAAACCGGTTTCTGTATCTTTGATTACCGACAATATGACGTCTAACGGTTCATTCAAAATATTCTTTCGGACAGCCTGTGTGGTATGCGCGATAGCGGCTCCCATCATGATAGGCATGGCAGTGGGCATTGCCCAGTCAATTGAGTAATAGCGATCCCCAACGTGAAGAGCCATATTTTGTTTGCCGAAAATGTTGCCCCGATAATAGGATTCCCTTTCTTCTTCGTCATCATCGTCCGGAATTGCCAAGAGACCCATGTTTCCAAGGAACATTCCAAGAAGGTATAACCCCGTTCCTGTGATGCCTCGAGATAACCGCGTCACATATGAAGACGCCGAAAGTTGTCCGTGAGTAACTTTCCATAAATCCAACGTAACCGCTTTTGTCAGTCCGATTGGAGAGAAATCTCTGCCTCGGCGAAGGATATTTGCCGGTGTTTTGGTGAACGGAACAATAACATCCACCGCCATTCCAAGTTTCCGCTTTTTCAAGGTTTCGAGAAACTCTGCTACGGCATTTGCGTCATGGAAGGTCGATTCCTGTGCATTCTGCAAAGCGTGTGCTTCAAGAGCCTTCAAATCTTCGTCAGATAATACTTCATTGCCTTTTTTGACTATCACTGAATCGCCTTTTTGCTCTACAGTATATCCTCCGGACTGAAGAGCCATCGCAAGCGAAAGATGCGCTCGTCCTTTTAAAGCCATTTCATAGTCTTCATATTCGAGCAAATCTCTATTCCACTTGGCAAGTGCATTCAAAGACCGGCCAACCCTGTTTTTGTTTGAAAAAGCGCCTGCCGCCAACTTTGCATCGTACAGATTGAACTTATCACCTTGCCCACGTTTCTCTACACTGTATTTATCGAGTTTGTCCAAAGCCTCTGCGGCTCTCATATACTCGCTCTTCACAATGATAGCGGCACGGCGGTCCGTTTCTTTGATAATGCCCGATTTGACCAAAACGTGCTCCACGGCAGACTGAGTTACATCATTCAGCCTAAAGACGCCCTTTGTCAGATAATTTGACAGAATATTGCGCATGTGCGTTTTCGGATTAACGAGCATCATCGTCATACGCCACTGACGAATCATATCTTTTGCGTGTCTAGGCAACTGGTCAGCAATAGCGTATTCGATGTCATCCATTATCTTCTCGCGCTCTTCTTCAGTTTTTGCACTGAGGTATTTATCCGCAAGTTTGCTGTCGAGCGTAAGTTTTTTGACGTTTCCATGCCGGTCCGTGAGGTCCTTTTCATAAATACGATTGAGTCGCGCAATAACTTTTTCCAAGTATGTTTTTGCTGTAAGGGGATTGTCATGCAGTTCCCGCATAATGCGGAGAATTCGAGCCGATTCAGAAGACGCCTCAAGCATTGTTGTAGAGATGGTGGCGGCCTGTTCTAAACGTTTATGTTGCTCGTCTTTCAATGCCTCCCATGTTTCAGCATTAAATACACCGTTGCCATTCTTGTCGGTGAACTCTTTTACGTGCTTGCCATCTCTTTTGAATCCAACAATACCGGGATCACTAACCTCGTAACCGTTGTCTTCCATCGCTTTTTCATATTTAGCGATTTCGTTTTGAATGACATCGGCAATGGAGTTTAGTTCGTGAATTGCCTCAATCATGTACCGCACGCCTTCTTCGTTCACGGTTCCGTTTTCGCTGTCCACGTATTTCGCGTATTCAACAGCGCCTTCTACGCCGCTTTCTTCAAGCCACTTTTTCGCGTTCTTTCTGACGTCAGAATCGTGTTTGACAGCTTTATATAAATAACTCTCTTTAAGGCGTTGTTTAAACGATTCGGAAAGGTATCGGTCTTTTAGGAGACGTTCAACAGTTTGGCTTGTGCTAAAGTCCTTCGAGTAATTCTTGTGGTCTTCGCCAGTTTTAATGGTTTCGTCATACATCTGCTCTCCGGTCTTCCCTTGCTGAGCCTGTTCCTGTTGACCAGTTTGTTCCTGCTGAGCCTGCTCCTGTTGACTCGCCTGTTCTTGTTGGTTCGTCTGTTCCTGCTTTGGCTGTTCTTGCTTGGCTTGTTCCTGTTGCTGTGTGCCGGTCTTTGTTTTTTGATTGTTCTGCGAGGTAGAACTCGATGTCTTGGCAGTTTTTGACTTTGGCTGAGGCTTTTTCTTTGTTGTGGTCTTTTTCGCCTCTTCGGCCTTCTTGTTGTCTGCTTCGATTTTTTCGTCAATTTTCTTGGCTGTTTCTTCGGCACGCTTTTCTTCTTTTTCGTTTGCGGCGGTATTGGCGTCTTCTATTATTTGTTTTTGTTCGTCTGTAAAGTCTTTCCCTTTGACCTTTTTCGCCGTATCAGACGCCTTTTTGACGGTCGCCTTTGCCTTGGTTCGCGCAGTTGTTTTGGCTTCCGTTGTTTTGCTGGCATTGTCCTGCGCTGTTGCCTTCGCTGTGGTTTCCGTATTCGATGGTGCCTGTTGCTTTGATTTGTCTAATTTTGCGCCTGCAAATCTTTCTGTCTCCAAAGCCCGAATTGACTTATGATAGGCTCTTCTGACCTCAGCCATCACGTTGCCTGCTTCTTTTTTCGAGAGCCCCGATTCCTTGACGATCTCTTTGTGTACCTTGTTGTACGTCCCTTTTGCGTTTCCTTTTTTAATAACAGACTCTGCCATTGCGTTGGCGTTTTTCACCGATGCCCCAAGTCTGTGCAATGCTTGTGCAAAAGTAGAGTTAAATTCGGCCCCGTCAGTTTCTTCCTTGGTTGCTTCCAGTGCTTCATTCAACGCCGCTTGTTCCGCTTCGGTTAAGTCGGTTCTTGCTTCCTTAACAGCATTTACAAGTGATTCTGCTGTCGGCTCTTCAAATCTTTTTTCAAGTTTTTCGATTTTCTTTTCGGCAGGTTTAGCCTCTTTGGACTTCGTTTCACTAGTAGGCTTGGTCTCTGCTTCGGCTTGCTCGCTTGCCTTGGCTTCTTCAGTGACCGCCTCTGCTTTTTTGCTTGCGCTCGTTTCCTTGTCGGCTTTCTTCTTTGTCTTTCCTTTTGCTTTTTTGTCTTCTTTTTTAGCCGGCTTCACAGGTTCTGCTTTGGCTTCTTCGGGTGCTTGCTCATTTTGAGCCGCTTCCGCTTCTGCCTTTGCTCTCTGCTCTGCATTCCACTCAGCGTGTTTTTCCTTATCTTTCAGTCTCTGCTCTTCGATTCTCCGCTCTAAATCCTCTTTTGCGTTTCTCGAAAAATTGTGGATTTCACTTCTACGCTTTGAGTTAGCAATAGCCTCTTCGCCAAAGTACTTCTTTGCTTCAGCGAATCGCTCCGCATATTCTTTTGCTGTTCGGTTTCCCCCATTAGAGGCCGCTTCCTTTGCCGCTCTAGCATATAATTTGCTATCCGGTTGTTCGCTCGAGGTCACAATGTTTTTCGCAAGTTCGTTTGCGGTTTTCGGTGATAAATGCCAAATGGTTTCGAGATGGCTTGCGGCTTTGTCAAGATGGGTATATCCCTCTTCTCCAAGATAGAGTGAAGCAAGGCTATTTGCTAAAACGGATTTTGTAGAACGAACGTTTACTTTTAACTGCTTCTCTTTCGGGCCTCTTGCGTTCGGTGATGCGGCATCCAAAACTTCTTCAGCATGTTCAATGTCCTTTTGCGTCTGCGCAATCTTTTTGTTTTCTGCGAGCACACCTTCTTTGGTCAACAAATTATTCTCGTTATCTTGTCCTCTCGCATTACGATACCGCACTGTATCCGGAATTGAACCATCTTCATTTCTGATTATCCGCCCGGTTTCCCGCTCAATGATTTCATCGCCTCTACCAGTAAAGATATATTTAGGCTCTTTGGTCGAATGCAGATATTGTTCTTTTACGATGTCCTCGATAAGTTGCTTATCTTTTTTCTTCCAAAACCACGGATCAAAATTGTCTTCGCCGAACATCTGTTCAATAATGTCTTCTAACTCGTCATTGGTCGCCGCTTCCTCAGTAATCATTTTATGCACAAGGAGGGACGCTTCTGCTTCTGTAAGTGTTTCACCTTTTACAAAAACGTTTTTCTTAGTCAATTTCGAAACGATATTTGCCATGGCTTTCTCGTTGAAATTCTTTATAAGATTGTTTGCGTCTTCTGCGGTAATGCCGGCTTTAAGCCTATAGAGCATTTTGGCTGTTGTAGACTCGATTTTCTCTTCGCCTTTTCTGACAGTTGTAACGGCGGTTTCGAACGCTTTGAAGGCATTATCGTTAAGAACCTTATCAGATTTTACATTGTCGACCACAACTTTTATTGTCTGCTCGGCGTTCTCTTTTTTTGCCTGCGCCTCCGCTTTTGCATTCGCCTTTGCTTCTGCTTCTGCTTTTGCCTCTGCCTTTAAGGTCGCATTATCTTTTGTGCTGAAATGAGGGAACTGTTTGTCATCTTTTGTGAGTCTTAAGGCAGCAATGGATTTCCTGCGTTTTACATTGGGTTTATCGTTACTCTGCTCGATTTTCTCAATTAAATCAAGAGCATCATCAAACCGTTCATACGTATCATCAATGAACTTGCCGCCCATGTAGGCTTTGCCTCTATCGTGGATGACCTCGTATCCGAGTTTTTTGAATACATCTGACTTTTCGCCATACTTTTCGATTTGGCTCGCATAATAAGAAAGTACTTTTCTGCGATCTCTCGCAACGGCACGATTATGCATAGCATCGGGGGTTCTCATCGGTTCCAATCTATGTAATTCAGCAGTGTGATATGCAATGTCCTGTTTGATTGCGTGATATACATCGCTGACTGTCATGCCGGTAAAAACATTTGTCTTTGTGTTGATTACGAACTTGTGTCCGCCCTTATCTTCACCGATTACATTGCGCTCGTTTCGCTTTATGCGCCCCATCAGTTCGTCACGGGCGCTCTGCATTTCATACTCATCGCGTTTCTCGGACTGTTTGAACAGGGTTTTCTCGAACGCTTCTATAGATTCCGGAGACTTCTTCGCCTCTTCAAGTTCTTTTACGCTGACTCCATCGTCTCTGTGTTCATATCTGCCCTTTTTGACGTCACTACGCTCTCTCTGCGCCTTGTTATGCTCGTTGAAATGTAATTTTACGTGATGATGCGGGCTGGAATGCATGTCTTCTGCTATTGTTCCTTGGCCTGTGTAGTCGCCGTAAATGTTCCAAATTTGAGTGTGTGTGAGCGGTTTGAGTTCGTCATATCCGAGTTCATCGACCAACTTGTGCCGCAGGGCTGAATCAACATACCCGCCATTCTCCTCAATTAAATTGGAAATCCGGACAATGTCAGCCTCCGAAAGTCCATACATATTCGGGGTTTGGTCTTCCTTGAAAGCCTTCTTGGCAGGTGCGTTTTCTACCTCTGCAAGTGCTTTTGCCTGTTCATTGCTGAGAGACTTGATTGCGCTTGCGACTTCGTTAATAGACCTAACTTTCTCCGCAACGGTAAATGAGATTTTTTCTGCACTGTCTTGCGTCATTCTGCCGTTCTTAACCAACTCGTCAACGATTTGTGACAGTTCGCTGTTAGACAGGGACGGCTCAATTTGTTTCAGTTTGTTCGGTAACTGTTCGACAATGAAGTCTTCAACACTAGACCCTAAATACTGTGCTACTTCATCTTCCGTGAAAACGCCTTTGGTATCTTTTGCGGCCTGTTGAGGGTCGATGCTCCGGTTTGCTTCACGAAGATCATCAAATGATGCGTGTGTTACATCGTAGTCAAAAAGTTTGGACTGATTGACTTCGTCTGCGCGTACGTCTCCGGTTAATTTGCGCTCGTTCGCTGTCCTTGCGTCCCTCGGAATAATCCCTACGCCTCTCCATCCGCTGGAATCATCGCCAAGTGCATATTTTTTATATTCATCGCCAACCGGTTCGCCAACATACTCCCCTGCATAAGTTAAGTCATACGGGGTTTCATATTCAATTTTCCCATTATACGGAGCATTTAAACTAAAATTAAGAATATTTTGGGCGTCACCATATGTTATCGGCGTTCCATTTGCGAAAGTGTAACCATCGCCAAGTGGTGTATTTCTATACATGCCGCGCCCTTTGCGTGTCATCTCTTGTCTAACTTGCTCGACCCTCCGCTCAAGCTGTGTAAGTCCGCTCGAATCATAAAGTAATTTTTGATACTCTGATGCATATTTTGAGGCGTCCATCGCTCTTCCTAAAAGTTTTTCGACAGTTTTAATTGCTCTATCTCTGTTTCGAGTCGAAGAACGCGCGGTTACTGTATCATAAACCGTTTTAATGAACTCAAGTGGATCGAAATCTTCTCCGGGCTTTCCAAGCCTATCCAAAATGTCGGCGGCTCCGGAGGCTGTTAGTCCACCCTTTTTTTCGTTCCGGTAAATACGCTCGACAAAATTCCCGACAAGATTTGCAAAATGCTCTGTTCCGTGTTTGTGCCGTCTATCATAGGCAAGAATGTTCGGATCTTTATCACTGTAAAACGGAAAAGTCCCGTCTTCTTTCGCATAATAATCATCATAGAATTGCGTGGCGCCGCCAACGTCATAAGGAATTTTCTCGACAAACTCCCCCGTAAACGAGTCGAATTTTGCATTGTCAATTTCCATCAATGCTTTTTTTAATCGAAAATACTCCGGAGTTCCTTCTGTTGTGTGTGTAACTTCATGCAAAAACGTAGTCACCAAGCCATCTACAGAATCTCTTATGTCTGACGGAAGTTGAATGACGCCGGTTCTCAATCCGTGTCTTCTCGGTCCGGGGGCATACCATCCATCCGCATAGTATTTGTCGAACATTTCTGCGGGCAAAAATTCAAAAGGAATACCAATTCTATTCGAAATTGCGCACAATTTTCCAAGCGTTGCGTCATCAATATCGACATTATGACGTTCGGCAGACGCTCTAATAATATATTCGTTTGCGATTTGAGCGTTTTTTCTGTCTTCCGCGTTGCTGGACATGAGCGCTCCGTCTGCCAAAGCGCTTCGCATTGTTTTAAGATACTCTGCACCGCCATTGCCAATTGCCGTGTCATCCGTAATATCGCCGCCGAACATATCACTAACATAGGCATCAAGCGCATTTTTGAGTTTCCCGTCTCCGGAGAATTCAAGGTTTTTGCCATATTCCCGATTAATTTCCTCGGTAGTATTTGATGCCCGTAAGTTGATTGCGTCTTCCCGATCCCACTGCGCCTCCTCAAGATTCTGCTCGGGATATTGTAGGATGGCGTCATCAGCGCTCCGCGCCATTGCTCCGCTTAAATCTAACTGCGGGAGTTGTTGCGGAGATGGCTGAGTCTGTTGTTGTGTCTGTTGTTGCGCTGGCGCATTTTGTTCGACGATTTCTTTATATAATCGAACCGCATCAGCCAAGTCTTTTGATATAGCGTGAACTCGCCTATCTGTAGCGTATTGATTTAGTGTGTCTGCCGCATAAGCCGCTCCACCGCCAACTAAACTAGACAGACCCGAAATTCCGCCTTCTTTTGCAATACGCCCGAGGTTTTGACCGATTTGTCCAAGGCTTACATTTCCGTTTTCGTCACGATAATAATTGTTTGCCGCAGTCCCCATTGCGTTTAACCACCCGTTGAAATCATTGACTGGACTGTTAGTTCGTAACGTCTCAACAAAGGGGTCTATGGCGGCGCCAAATGCCTCTTGTCTAAACTCACCTATCGCATCGTTCAAATTAAGATTAATGTGCTCTGCACCTTGGATTTTTCCGCCCGGTATCAATTCCTGTAACATTTCGCTTCCGCCGGTCGCCAAGCCATACAAAGCCGAAGAACCAATGGTCGCACCATCATCATAACGCATGTCACCATATGCATTGCCAAACGAACTTGCTCCTAACGCGCCCATACCTAACGCTTTTCCCGGTCCGGTGTCGACCAGCCCCATATTTCCGAGAACGCTTCCTGTAAATTGATTTCGAATAACGTTACTCGCCATATTCATGACCATTTGGTCATACCAGTTGTTTCCGGTTCGTTGCAGAGTGTTTTGATTTTCTAACTGGTTAAAATCGTGCATTCTCCGGTCTCTGTCGGAAATGTCCGGAGTTGCGTCACCGGTTGTTGCATAATGCCATAAATCTTTTCTTAACGCATCCAAGCCTTTGAGGCTGTCTGCCACCTGCTGTGCGCCTAAACCGATGTCTGTTCCTGTTCTGATAAGAAGGTTTTTGTCATATTCTTTAGGAAGATATTGTTGCCAGTTGTTTTCATTGGCATCGCCCTCTCTCATTTTTGCCATCAATCGTTTCCCGTCATCAGAGTTTGGGTCGATATTTAAAATGTCTAAAAGGTGTTGTTCTTTCTTCGAATATAAGTCTTTTGCGTTCTCGATTTCTTCTTTTGAATAATCGTCTACATTTACAGAGGCGTCAGTAACCATATCTGCCAGCGCTTTCGTTGCACTTTTGCGCCCAAACATCTTCTCGCTGATGTTATTTGCTGTGACTTGATCGTCTGCATTTTCTTGAACGGTCGGCTTTTTGATCTGCTTCTCCGGATTCAGTTTGTCCATGTCTTGCACGAGTTTTTCGTACGGACTTTTTTCCGCTTTCTTTTCTACCGTGCCCGATATTTGAGGCTGTTGATTATAAGACGGAGTGTTTACGGAGAATGACCGCCGTGTCTGCTGAGGGCGCTGATTAAAGGCAGGAAGATTAGCCGAATATGACTGTGCTCCCTGCCTTCTGTTCTGCCCTGTAGCGTTGTCTGACTGCTGTTGTGCTTGTGATTGTACGGTTGAACCGGTGGTATTCCGGTCTCCGTTTTTGTTCTTATTCTTTTTGTTAAACACGCTCAAAAGAGTGTCGAATATCGATGCCATAGAATACCACCTTTCCAATTACACCTTGCTCATCTTATGTGGTGTATTTCTTCTCCGGATGAGTGCGTTAATCTGTGCCTGCGAGTTTCTCCGAGGGAGCACGGCTTTTACTCCACCGACGTTGTTCACCGGTCTCTGCTGTGTCCGAACGTTGTTTGCTCGAAGCAGTTCACCATATCGTGTGTTCATTATCTACTTCCCCACTGTCTGAGAAGCGTGTTATACAGATCGTCTGTAGTCAGACCCGCCGCAACACCCTGTTGTGCTACAGGTGTCGCTGTCTGAGCGGCGTTCCCTGCTCCAATGGACTGTGCGAGAGCGTTATATTCATCACCTGCTGTATATCCTGCAAAGTTGCCGAGTTGCGATACAAGGTTCATATAGTTGTCCATTCCGGATGCCATATTTGCCGCTTTTTGCATATCAATTTGCGCGAGATACTGGCTGAGGTTGTTACGAAGCGTCTCAAGTGCTGACTGCTCTTGCGTATTGATTTTGTTCAGACCGTTGTTATAGTTCGAGGAAAGTTGGAGATTTTCCTGCATACCCGGTCCGGAGTTAAGCGCTCCACGGTCTGCGAGGGATTCCCGCATATATCTACGAGCCTTGAAATTGTTTACACTGTTCTGATTTCGCAGGTCTTGATAGTTACGGTTGATTTCCTTTTTGGAAGACTTGTATCTTGCTCTAGCCAAAGCCGCCTGCTCATCAAGAGCCGCATTAGCCGCACTGATAGCCGCCTGTCTCTGAGCCATTAAAGCGTCCCAAATGGACTGTGCGGGACTGACAGCGGCGTTGACTGCTCCGCCTCCGCCCGAGCCTCCGCCCGAGCCTCCGCCATATCCGTAGCCGTTGCCACCATATGGAGACTGCGGTGTATACGTTACGGGATTGCCTGTTCCAACAGCGTTGCCGTTTTTATCATAGACAGTGTCTGTTGCGCCTCTGTACCACCGATAATTGTCTGTCGGAGAACTATACGGTAGAGATGGACTTGCGGGATTAATCGGCCGTTGGTAAGATGGTCTCCAATCTTGGCTTCCCGTTGTCGGATAAGTACGTCCTTGCGGCTGTTGGTAAGATGGTCTCCAATCTTGGCCGTTTTGAGTATTCTGTGCCATGATGCACCTCCTTATAATTCGCTTATTTCGTTGATTGCGTCATCAATCTTGGATGAGTCTTCTCCACCGGACTTTGCCCAAAGCAGTAAGGCAAGTAACGCTTTACTCTGTGCTTTGGTTGAGCGTTCCAGTTTCGTGTCAGTTTCACGTATTTTTGCGTGTGCGTGATCCACGTCCTTTTGGATATCAAAAATGGTGTGTTTCATCTCGCTAATGTCCTTCGAGTTCTGATTCACGGTTTTCCGTAATGCCTCCATTGGTTCTTTAGCGTTTTTACTTGCGGTCTTAAACGAGTTATACATGTTAATCACCTGTGTAATCACGAGAAAGACGCCCACCACTGCCGCCCATGTCACATCGTTCATTCCTTGCCCTCCGCTTTCTTAAACTGATAGCCAAAGAAAAACGAGATGCACATTGTGTAGACCGAAGTGAATTCATCCGGTAACTGCTTCTCGTTAATCACAAGGAATATGAACGCAACGGTGAGAGCGATTGTAATAAGACTCTTTACAGACATGAGAGCCGCAATTCTCTGCACAATGAGGGAATCCTTCGGTTCGGGGTCTGTCCAATTCTCGATGGGTTCTGCTGTTGTCTGTTCTTTCGTCTGTTCTTTCTCTTCCATCTTCTCTTCCTCTCTCTCTTCTTCTTGAGGTATTGATTTGGAAATGATTGCTATTGCAGACGGTACTTCTCTTCCGGTGTCTCTGTAGTAAGTGAAAGACTTTCCGTCCCATCCTGCGAATTGTGCTGAGCCTCCTCCGTCAAGGAACGAGATGGATTCGATATCATAGTTTCGGAAGTCTGTCGCAATCGTCTTTGGAGTGAGTTCGCTCTTTGCGATTCCTAATACGAAAGTCCCGTCCTTTAATCGGATGACGAATGAATAGGTGCTGACGTTATTTACTGCGCCAATGCCTACCATGCGTGCGTATTGATAATTGCCCTCTTTCGGGTAAACGATTGACGGTGAGAACACGTTGTGAGTTTGGTCAATGTGAACCCCTGTGCTGTCGCCGTATGAGCCCGTTTTCATGTCGAAATAGAGCGTTGTGTCTTGATTTGGTAATTCTCTCCACACCTCACTTAATGGGGCTGAGATGTCTCCGTATGTGGTTCCATAGGGGTCGGGCTGGTCAGTCTTCATTTGGAAGAAATTTCCCCCGCTCGCCTTACACATTACATAGCGATCCTTAACGTCCAGTTCGTGAATGCTTTTGAGTTGGTTCAAGCCTGCGGAGATAACTACCGCCTCTTCGTTTGTGTTCTGTCTGTAGAGAATGTAAGAGCGTCCGTTAATCATATGCACGGACATGCCGTAGGCGATCTCTCCCCACCCTCTCCATCTCAGCGCTCCAAGAGCATCAGAAAAGACGGTATCTTTCAGCGAGAAGCCTTTGTTACCGCCTTGATTCTCCGAGAACTCTTGTCCGTTGTAATATAGAGCGATGTGTGAACTAGGATGACTCTTACTTCCATACGGCCATATCACCCAATCTCCGTTGGTAAATTCCCCCGGATTGAGGATATAGGTGAAGTAATTTCCATATCCCAGTGCGTCTTTGGAATACCAATAGCCATCCGCCCAATTATTCGGTGTTGCTCTGACAGGGATGCCCACGTCTGCATTGAACTGTTTGAAGGCGTCAACGCATTGCGGCCCATATGTCTTGTCATAGTCAATCACCTTGCCAATGTATTTTTCTACAAATTGTTTGGGGGTCATATAGCCTCCTTATTTAACGCCGTAGATATATCGAGGGATCAAAATGCTATTGTCGGTTTTAGTCACGTTTGCTTTATAAGCGCTTCCGAATATAATTTTTGTATCGCTGTCGACATATCCGCCCCTAACGAAAATGTTACCGAAACTGGAGTTCAGAACCAACCCAAGCCTCTGTTTCGAATTGCCTTTAGCATGATAATAGTCTTCGAGTGTACCGTCAGTTTCATCTCTGAACAGTTTATATGTATTTTCGAACGCCGCTTCACCGGTACTGGTGTACGAATACACAACTTTTACGGACGTGTAGTTTCTCAAACTGTCGCTTAAAGTGCATTCGATTGAACTCTTTGCCGCAGGGGCGTTGTTTGTCCACAACAAAGTTTCCCTTGCCCGTCCGCCGGCGGCTCCCATTTTGATTGCTATCTTCATAATGTCTCCTTATTTGATACCGGAAATCTTTACAGGTACACAGTAGTTGCTTGAGTGTCCGCTGGTTGAATTCAAGCGGTACGCTTTTGAGAAAGTAACGCCTGTTTTCGCCGTAGTGATGGTTGCTAATCTAGCATAGTCATACTTGGTTCCCTGCATGGCGATTGCGAACGCCCCCTTGTCGGCTCCTTTTGTATACCAATCAATCATGCCGTCTGCCAAATAGATGTCAATAAACTCTTTTTCGTTTATTGTTTCGGTGATGTTGCGCAATGTGTAAATGCGAACCTTTTTATAACCTTCTAAACTTTCGGATAACGTTATTGTCTGATCGGCAAATGCTGATGACGGTTTTGAGTTTGTCCAAAGAACCGTTTCTGATTCTGAGCCACCATGAGGCAACATATTAATCACTGGCATATCATCACCATCCGTTCTGAATCACAAGCGTGATTGTCAAATCGCTTGTCGGCACAGTTCCAAGCGCCTGCAACGTAAGACTGCCCGCCGCCTGCGCTGTTGCTCGAATGTCTGCGTCTTGCAATGCTGTATAGTCTGACGCTGACGTGCTGACGGGATAGGTCAGAGTTACGGTGCTTGTTGCGGTAATTCCGCTGTCAGTAATCGTGTAGGTGTCGCTACTCCATGACGCGCTGTCAAGAATGACGTCTTTTGAAACAAGAGTTGGTTTGCCGCTTACACGTGACCACGGATAAAAAATGCTTACAGTAAATATTGCCAATTTGGAGGATGTATAAGTCAATCCCGCGACAGTTTGTGATTGTGCCTTTACCGGAAAATACATTTGTGCACTAACTTCTTTATACGAATAAATGTATCTTGTGCTTCCGTATAACAAAATCACTATATGTCCTGCATCAATAGCATCCTGCGCTTGTGCATACGTTATTGTGCAAGAAAGATCGTCTGTAGAGCCAGTCACAACACCATATAGCACTTCCGTTGGCGAACTGATTATACTCCCGCTGATCGTAATGTTGTCTCCCGCCGTTAATGCGTCTTGCTTCCCGTTCCACGCTGTGATGTCGCTTGCTGTAATTCCGTGCGCCGCAGATGCCGTAAATACAGGGTCTGTCTCGGTATAAGAAGTCAGATATCCCGCGTCATTCGTAAATGCGGAAACGTTTGTCGGGACTGTCGGAATTTGAGACGTTCTTGCAATAGTGTTGTCTGCACTGATTGTGTCGCTTGTGATATCAATGCCACTTCCCACAGTGAGAACGTTTTGCTTCGCCGCATTCAGACTTCTATATCCCGCTGACATTTGCTGACCCAATGTAGAAATACTTGTATTTAAGTCTCGAAGTTCATCGCCCAAATCTATTTGGTTTGACAGGGTTCCGGTAATAGACCCCCATTCCGCTCCTTCCGGTAAGGTGTTAATAAAACTCATATGTTAAATGTATCCTCTTCTCCATTTAAACTGATTTCAATAGTCACATCAGTTGTCGGTACATCGCCAAACGCTTTAACCGTAATACTGCCATTTTTCTGTTCGATTGGGCGAATCTTTGCGGCTCGCAAAACCGCATAATCCGATTCGCTAATGGTGGTATACGGAACAGACAAAGCAATTACGGTTGTTGAACTAATGAAAGTATTTGAAATTGTATAAGTGCTGTCAACCCAGCCGCTCGCAGAAAGAGTAACAAGCGCCTTTCGCGTCAACCGATTCGTAATGTCAGTTAAAAAGTCATTATCTGAAGTCAAATATAGATACTCTGAAGAATATGGGTTAGTTCTAGCCGCAACGAAGGTCATGCTATTGTAAGAACTACTACTGATGCTAAGAGATGCAAAAACATAATATTTGGTAGATGTACTCAGCAATGTGTCACGAATAATTGGCAACGCCCCATTTTGGATTGCTGAACTGATTTCCGCAAACGTTTTGTCAAGAGCGCCTGCTCCCAAATATTTTAAGCGATTAATCATGAACACTGCATTGTCTTCCCATCCGTAACCGCTTGCGGTCTTCGTCAATACCTGTCCTTCCGTCCCTGCCGTTGTTGGTTCATCGAGTTTGCTATCCAGCGCAGTCTGTAAATCTGTTTGATCGGAAAGCGTTCCACCAACGTTGCCCCATACGGTGGTTGCGTCAGAACCGTTTGTCACGGTGTATGTCGAAGATGTGCCATCCGTATACTCAATCGTATATGTATCTACAAGACCGGATGTGCCTGTTTTCGTAATGCTCGAAATGCCATTTCCGGTGTCACCCTTTGGTCCTGTATCTCCGGTGTCACCTTTTAAGCCTTGCGGACCACGTGGACCTGTATCTCCCGTATCGCCCTTGTCTCCTTTTGGTCCTTGAGGACCTGTTGCACCTGTATCTCCGGTATCTCCTTTAAGTCCTTGCTCACCTTGAACGCCTTGAATACCCTGCGGTCCTGCGTCTCCTGTATCACCCTTGGGTCCTTGTTCGCCTTGGATACCTTGGGGTCCTTGAGGACCGGCTTCACCTGTGTCACCCTTGTCGCCTTTTAATCCGGAAACAACTGTTGTGCCGGTCTCCGCATCGTCTGTAATCGTGGCGCCAATGAATTGGAGATTCCCTCTTGCTGTCATCGCGGTGCCTTGGGAGTTGATAATAACGTGACCCGATTGAGAAGGCTGAGGTATTGTGACTTTTGTAACGGTTGTTACTGGCTCTCCTTCTACCATCTGCCCACTAACACGAATAGCATTACACTTTGCAACTCCGGAGGGCCACCAATCCGGGTCAATCGCATCAAAGTTATCGTTTAGCAAGAAGAACACGAGGTCGCAATCGTCCTCAGTGCCTTCAATAACTTGTAAATAGAAGACGAGTTTGTTCCAAATAATATCGGGAAGCACATCTTCATATTTTGAGTACAGAAGTACCGGAATCTTGCCGGTGTAAACATAGGCGTACCAAATATCCCAATAGGTCTTGTTGATTGAAGTCATTGTGGCATTCAAATTAACTACAAACAACTCTTCTTGGGTTAGTGAACCAGGCGTTACCATCGCCCCTTGTTTAAGACCCATTGTTTTCATAGATTACTCTCCGCTTTCTTCCGCCGCGACTACGCCTTTAACAACGATATAGAACGTGTCTGTCGGTTTCGTTTCCGCATACAGCGTCAGAGCAATACCAGTTTCACTAATTTCCGTACTCGCTTCGTCATCAAGTGTTGCGAAATCCCACATCGCATATGCCGCCTGTTGCTCCGGTGTAGGAAGTGAGTTCGAAGCGCCGATACCAATAATCGGGTTACTATCTGCAAATGACTCGATGGCAATGTTATATGTGTAATATTCCACCTCGCCAACTTCCGTAGTTTTTTCTGACCACCCATCGCTGGCAATCTCAAATGTAGCGTTACTTGTAAACACCGGAATATCGCCGATGTAGTCCATCAAGTCGGTTTGGTTCGTAATCGCTCCTTGAATAGCACCCCAAGACGCCGCGTTATTCGCAATAGGCGCCCATTCGACTTCGTTGTCTGCCTTCTTCTGAAGATACTGTCCAACCTTTGACGGCTGTTCGGGGTCATCTACCGTAAAGATTGCGTTCAACGCCCCGAGGATAGTTGTGTTGATATAGTCCCGTAACTGAAACGGCATATCCATTAACTGTTCGCGCGCCACTGTTCCGCTTGGGGGATTCGGATAAGATGCTTCGTCCTTGTATCCTTGTTCGGGAACAAACGCTAAATTCTCAATAGCCATTATTTGATCTCCTTTACCAATGTGTAGAGCAACTGAATTCCGTTGATTGGCATATCGTAATTGGCCATATTGTTATAGAAATATAGCCCTGCCATCTCTACTTTCTTGAGAGAGCACTTCCGTGCGTATGTGTTCGCATATGTGTTTTCGCCCCATGTCATAGTGTCCCAAGTGAAGTGATCCCAAAACGATGCCACAACACTCGCAAGGTTCTCCGGCTCCTCTTCACCTAGTTCGTTATCATCTGTCATGTACCGTACTTGCGTATCAAACGCGATACCACCACGGCACTGAACATACATTTTCTTTACCGTTTTCAGATATCCGTAGTCACCAAAGTCGAACATCGGTGTCTGATAATACGCCTCAATACTTCCGCCGAAATCGTTCTGTGAGTTCGTTAATGTATTGATCTTATAGCCGAATCCATCGTTGTCGCACACATAGTCGAGTGTTAGAAGGTCTTTACCGAACCGCTTCACCGCAATCGCCGCAAAATTGTTCCATATGTACCACGATGTGTTTCGTGCTGAATCTTCCACGCTCTGTTTCTCCGAAAGGAAGAACGGTGCAATGGAATAGTCCCAAACATAAACGTCAGACAGGACGGGGGCATAAGTTGAGTACGGAGTTTTCAAAGGAACCGGTGCAACTTGGTTGTTAAACAATATATATTTGCCGTCATAATCGATAGCAAACGAGAAGATATTCGCCTCTCGTAATAGTCCGCTGAAGCGCTCACCTTCTTCCACGTTTCGGGAGACTACACACACGTTTCGCTCGTCTTCAAGCACCGTTGAAACAAGTGTGCAGACTCCGTACTCAGTGGATAACCACGTAAGACGGTTACTGATTTTCCGGATAGAGTTCGGTGCATCACACCCAATGTCTAGGTTCACAGGCTGAGAGTAAATCAGACCCCGCATGTCGCCATTGGAATCTGCGCCGTATTGATACTTCAGCGTGTAAATCGAGTGTGCCTTGAATACCACCAAGTCCTTATAGTGATGCCCAAACCCTGTAATGCGTTCCCCGTCATATCCCGCTACGCCATAATTGGTTGCAGGAAAGTACGAGGGATCATTTACTTCGGAGTAGTAGTACCGCTCAGAGACTCCGGAAATGAACATTCTAGAGTTGTTGGTTCCTCCGAACGGCGTGCAGAACTGAGCGCCAAGAACTTCAGATGCCAGCGTTGTATAGGAATAGTCCTTGAACGGTGAATCGGTCGAGCCGGGCGGAATTGTGCTGATAGTAATCTCAACGTTGTTCTGCCCTTTAGGCGGTTGCTTATCGCTTTTAAACGTTATACTTCCACCGCCCTCGGCAACCGTGTAGTCATCGGTGCTAACCTCTTTGTTGTCTACAATGACCTTGAGAACATATTTGAGTTTGTATTCAACAAAGATTGTGGGAATCTTGTACGTTCTTGCATCAGCGTCCTTGTTGCTACCGGTGCCGTTGTAGTGAACAACTGCTTTCGGGCAAAGAACATTGAACTCATCCATGCCGTCAACATCAAAATGGTCAGCGGCAGGAGTGGTGTTGATTGCTACCGTAGGCACATAAATCTGCGTCTCGTCATCGATTGACAGCATCTTGAACTTTCCGGTGCTCTCATCCAGTCTCGCAAATACATAAAAGCGGAAGAACTTTCCATCAAAGGAAGTCCCGTCTCTGCCGGGGTAAGTCGCAAGAACGAAAAGCGAGCCGTTCGAGATGAAGAATACCCCAGTATTATAAGTCACATAGCCTTTGTCATAAGAGGCCTTGTAGTAGAAATCGGTGCCTGTATCTTCCTTCTCTTCTTCTGTTGTCTCTGCCGACTGTTCAGCACCTTCTGTTACTTCGGAACTTGAAGTTTCTTCGGGTTCTGATCCGGGCTCAGTCGGGTTTGGATAATACAGGAACGTCCCATTCTTCGTATCATTTCCATTCAGTGTAAAGACGTTCTCGATGTTGTACTGCATATCCATCGCATCGATGAAGAAGTCATATCGGGTTTTGCTGACCATCTTCGAGTACATGATGTACAGTTTGTCATGAAACTCAAACATTACGGGACGTCTTTCGCCCCATGTCTGCTCGTCTGCAAATTGCCAATTCTGACGGAAGATTTCAAACTGGCCATAGCGTTTCTTGAACACGCCATCCTTGACCATCATGTTCATCATTCGAGGGGATTCATTTGGTCTGAGCATGAAGTCCAAGTCTTTAATGTTGACTCCGCCAAAGCCGGGCTGTGTGATTCTGAGTTGCTTATATGAAGGTTGCTTATGCGTTTGCTGTTCGAGCCACACCATCAGTCAAGTCCCCCATAGGTATCTTCGACAGTGACCTCAATTCCCCATGAATACTTCGACTGCATGTTCTGATAGTACCGATAGAGAATGTCATACTTCGACAGGTCATCATCAATGAAGAAGTTCGCCGCAAGTCCATAAGGAAGAATCTCGCGGACCATCTCAACCTCGTAAGGAACCACGTCTGATAAGGAAGTAAGCCAAGGTGTCGCATCCAGTTCCGTCTTACCGTGTTTGATCCTAAGGTGATTATTCAGATTGAAATTTTCTTGGAGCAACACGTTCAGCCACGGAATGATGTAATTGTCATAGTCCTTGGATGTCGGCTTCTCAAACATTGTAGATTTTGCAAGGTCATACAGTTCCTGTACTGTAAATTCAGTTTTCGTATCAGCCATACTGTGCTCCTTTCAAAAAAAATAAGGGGCAGACTATAAGCCCACCCCTCACATGTCTCAAATTACTTATTGTTGAACGCAACAACGCCGTCCTTCAGAGTGTTGAGAACGAACGCATCACCACGGTAACGTCCTTCAATTAACTGACCGGAGAGACCCGGAACGTTGCTGTAGCGGTGCAGTTCAGTACCCTTTGTGGCCTGAATAACGGACTTCTTGTTCGTGAACAGAACGTGCGTTTTTGTTGCCGCACTCGCCTTATTCAGATAGGTGTCCGGAATCTCAACAACGCGGAAGCCCATGCACTTACCGACTTCAGCGTTCGTAAGAACAACATTACCGAGTTTCTCAACAGAAATAAATTCCGGGTTGCGGAGCAGAAGACCGTAAACGGATGTCGGGACATATGCAAATACGTTGCCCTTTACCGGAATGTTGTTGTTGAAGAAAATGGTGTGCGCCTTGATAAACAGGTCGAGGATGGAGTCCTTGTCAACGGACGCAAAGTCAGTGTTCTTCACGCCTGCTTCTGCCGCCCAATACTGAAGGGCATACTGGTCAAAGAACGGAGTAACCTGTTCGCCAATCTGAGCCTTGATTACTTCGCCCATTCTCTTGACGTTCATCTGTTCATCGTTGTTACCCTTGTCGATTGTGATAGCAAAAGACTTGTCGAGTTTGACAATCATCTCCTGCTCACGGTCTTGGAGTTCTTTCCAAGGACCATAACGGTGACCGCCGAAGCCATCTCCGCTCTGTTCCGTTTCGCCTGCACCATGACGGTTGTAGTCATTCAGCGGCTGTGTGATTGCCGTGTATACGTGAATGGACTTAACACCATCCCAGTTGTATTCAGTGTTTGTTTTACCGGTGAGAACGGATGCACGGGTATACGCCTGTACAAGACCCTTCTCATACTTTGTCGCAAGATTAATTCCGTCCTGCGAAACTACGCTATTATCAGCCATTGCTTATTCTCCTTTAAATGTTAGCCAAGGAGACCCTGCAAGAACGGATCGCCACCCCCTTCCGGACCGCTGTTGTCACTCAGATTGCCGGTTGATGTGGATTCGTTATGTCTGTTTTGTCGAAGCGCATTAATCGTATTCTTCATTTCCCTATTTTCATGCGCCCGATATGCAGACAGCAGAGATTCTCCTGCATTAATCTCGTCAATAACATCCTGCGGGAGTGTCCGGATATCAACGTTGGGGTATTCCTTTTGGAAGGCTTCGATTTGTGAGAATGCCCACTGCTGTTGGTCCGCTTCTTCCTGTGCTTGATGCTCCGCCTGTTCCTGCGCCTTCTGCGCTAATGAGGACTGGTACTGCGCCTCTGCGAACTTGCGTGCAATATCTTCGGTAGCGTCCGGATTCTCGTTCATGAATGTATCGGCGAGACGATTAATTGCCGACTCACGCTGAAACTGTTCCAGCCTGTCGGCGTACTCGTTGAGCGTCAGCCCTGCACGAGCGGCCTGTTCTTCGAAGGCACGGCGAACGGGATCATTGCGCATCTGTTCCAGTTGTCCGTAGACCTTATCGTAGTTCATGCCTTTCTGTGCATAGGTAATCGCTTCGTCTTGGGAGAGACCTTGTTCTGCGCCATTGTATTTAACCGTCATAAACGGTGCGGCGGATTCAGAACTTGTCTCTTCGGATGTGGGGGATTCTGACTCAAAAAGGTCATCAAATCCCGATTCTGTTTCGGTGGTTTCCGTAGACTGGTTTGTCATCTGTTCTTCCACTTTGTTTCTCCTTTGCGCTATGGTTGGCGCTCAGCCTCTGCTTGAGACTAATAACACCCTCAGTAAGAATTGAACTTACATGTCGCGAGTCAAAGTCGCGTGTTCTGCCGTTGAACTATGAGGGAATAAAATGGGGAGCATAACAGGAGGAAAGGAGGACTCGCATGAAAGAGAACAAAGTTGCGACAACTGTTCGCTCCCCTAAAAAACTATTTCTTGTCTGTCTTTCTGCCTACTTCGTTACCGCATTTCGGACATGCAAAGTAGTAGACATTCTTGCCGTCAGAGCGCTTCACCATGTTCGCTCCGCACTTCTTACATTTCATTGATAGTACTCCTTCGAGGCCGCATAGACCTGCTGTGTGGGTTGGTCACCTGCCCCACGGTTATCGATACCATCCGCCATTCCGGGCGTTGAGCCTCCGCTTGATTCTTCCGGAAGCGGTGCGCCACCCATCATAGCCTGCTGTGCCATCATCTGCTGTTGCATAATCTGCATCTGCTCCTGCTGAAGTTTGATTGCCTCAACGATCTTGCCCTTGTTCTTAATGTACTTATCCGGAATCATCTCAAGGTACATTACAGGGTCGGTAATAACCTGTCTGTCGAACAATGCGTCTGCTGTCTGAACCTGCGTCTGTTCTGACCAATAAGAAGCCTGCCCTACGTCTACAGTGAGGTCATATGTGAGGTTCTTCAGCATACTGAAATCAATAGGAAGAGACGTCTGATATGTCGGCATTCCCATTTGGTCGAGTACCGGCATACCTGTCATAGGATCGATGCGTACAAGGTTGAGGTCTTTCGCCTGCGCCTCTGTAAGTTTGACGATACGTTGACCATATCTGTTTGCCATAATATCAAGCATTGACCGAACGATGTCTTCAACGAACTGATAATAGTCCAATTTCTGAATTTCGAGCGGTACGGACGATGCCTGCTGTACAGCAACGATAGCGGATGTGTTGTTCGGGTTAGAAATGTTACCTAACGCCGCATCAGACGCACCCATAAAGTCTTTTGTGTATGCAATCGTAGAATCTACCAACTGGATAATCTGATTCGAGAAGTCCGGAGCCTTAACAGCGTCCATCATCTTTCCTGCCAAATCCATATTGGTGATTTTGGTAGCGGATGCCACGGAGTTCGTCAGTTTGGAAATCTTGTTTTCATCGTAGAAGATACGCGGGAAACCCATGTTGGTCATATAGACCATGCACATGGCGTAAATCTTGTTGATGAAAATCTGATTCGGAATAAGTCCGGTAATCGGCGAACGTCCGTGGTAACAATTCTTAACTTTCTCCCAACTGAAGTAAGCAATCGGGTAATTTTTGTAGCCCAAATCGGTAGGTTTATCGAGGACCACTTCCTTTGTGACCTTTGTAAACCACACAGACCGGACCTCATTCTCCACAGGAAGCCCGTATTTATCGATTGTCTGAACCTTCTTGGTGTCGAACCAAAACTTGGTGATAACAGTGGTCAATTTATCGCTGTCTGAACCCTCTGCGTCCGCAAGAGTCACAAGGTTTTCGTTGTCCGGTTTAATGTCACGGGAATCAACGCCCTTGCTCTCGGCATATTCCTTGACTTGGTTCGTATACAGGTTCTGAACAATCAGAATATAGGGCTGAGTACAGATGTCATGGGAGTACGGATTGCCGAAAATCACGTTTGTGTTGTCGATAATCTCGGTTTCGATAGCGCCCCTGTACTCATGACCTGTTTCTACGTCCGGATTGAAGTTCATATACATGCAAGTGTCGCCGTCTACGATGGCATTTTTAATATTTGTACGCCATTTGAACTTCGTTCTCGTCTGTTCCAGCACTCTCTCGCACTCTTTCGCAATGATATCGGTAGCAACCTTGTTTTCCGTGGTCTCATCCATCGGCGCAATGTTGATTCCGACCTCATCTGAGGCAAGCATAGCGGTGTAGTAAGTACAGACTCGCTTCAGAATGTTGAATACCGGCTTGGTCAAATCGGGAGCGTTGACTCCATACCATTGATCCCCAAGGTAAAAACGCTGATTTTTCTCAACGTTCGTGTACAAATCCTTAGACTGGTTGAAGACTTTGCCTTCTTCGTACTCTAGGAATATCTCGTTCGGTTTAATCTTTGTTTTCATATTCGCCACCCCACGTCAGCATGTTGAGCACCTGCTTGATTTGGCCAATCTCCTCATCGCTGAACGGGGCTTCTGCCTTGTTATCCTTGTGGATATGGTGGTAGGTAAGCACTCCGGTACAAGCGGCGCAAAATACGAAGCAGAAAATCATCACAAATTCCATAATCACGCTCCAAAGTTCAAGAATGAGGAGTAGTCAGATTCGTAACTATCATCCTCGTCATAGGTGTTAAAAATAGGAGACGCCTGCGGCATGATATGGTACGCAATCGCCATAGCCATAACGCAGTCATCGTGAGAGCCCGAAGTAGCCTCCGGTTTTCCCTTGTCATTCTTCGCAAACGATAGGCATTCTTGGAAGAACGTAGGGTCTTCAATCAAGTCGCAATGTTCATTCACGATTTCCTTCAGTTCGTCCAAAATCAGCGGTCGGGTAATCGTGGTAGTTCTAAAGCCGAACTTCTTCTGAACATGCTTTGTATATGTATCAACCTGCTCACGGACATAGAGATTCACATAGCCCATATCCTCAAGCCGTTGAACAACATATGTAGAGAAGTTGGTTTCCGGACCAATCATGGCGTAGTTGTAATACAGGCCCAGTGAGAACATCTGCTCACAGAACAGTTTTTCATCTGTTTTTGCTCTGTATTTACATACGCATTTGCGGGTCTGCTGGTCACATACGTAGGAAACGAAGAAGTCACTTCCTTCACCTGCCGTATCGCAACCAATCGCATAAACATGATCGGGAATCGGTTCTTCCCACATTTCGATATAGCCCGATTCATCGTCATACCAACTTCCAAGTTCAGAGAACATCCCTCGTTTAATCGGAGGGTTAAGAGTAGCCATCCTCTTATTTACAATTTCGGCGTTGAAGAACGGAGTACCGGTGAGAATAAAAGCCTCTTCCGGACAGCCGGGGTACTCCTGCCGAAACTGATTCACATCGCCACCACAGAGCGTAGCAATCGCGTATCTTCTCCACATCAGTTGTTCGGGAGTAAGATCGTATTTCTTCTGCTCCGCTTTCTCATCCTGCGTAAAAGACTCACCGTGGTAGGGCAGTTGATAGTCGGGCATCTCATACCATGGGAAGAATAATGGAATGAAATCCGACTCGTTATTTACCGCTTGGTCCCACAACGTTTTGAAGTAGTTGTAGCCATTAGCGGTGGACTCGATAACAAGTAAAGAACGCCCCTGCTGAGGAAGCGTCTGTAGAAGACCTGTCAACTGTGCCTGTGTTGTCTTGCCGTCATCCTCGGGCCAAAACGCCAGTTCTGACAGGTGCATATATTGAAATGTAGAACCACGTCCAATAGCGGCATGACCGGCGGTTGCGACACGGATTTTAGACTCAAGACCGGGGTTGTCATGCTTTTCGCGTCTGTCGGATGAGGGATTTGAGAAATCGAGCAGACGAGCATTGTTGTACTTAATCATTGGCTTCCATTCGGGAGGGAGATTATCGTAGTACCGCCGTGCCATGCCATAGATTGCGTTCGTGGATTCAGTATCGTGAGCAACAATAAGAGAGTTTGCGTGTGGAGTTGTCATCGTAATGGCAGAAATAATCGCCTCTGTCATCGTAGAAAACCCCATCTGACGGGCCTTGAGAATAATGACCTTGCATGGTTTATTCTGATTGAAACATTCCTTAAAAACGTCATATAGGCGCTTCTGAGGTTCGTTTGGTTTCAGCCTAATCAGCCGTCCGTCTTTGGTCTGAATCTTGAGATTGGATTCAATGTACTTCCTAAGCGAAAGAGCCTCTTCACTCATGCCTTAACAAGTACACCTTTCAGCACCTGCTCAAGGTTCGCACCAATCTCAACGGTATGCTCAATGCCCTTATTGTCGGAGTAGCCAAGGTTCTTCAGAGCAAAAATCGCTCCGGTGCAGTTGGATTTGGACAGGTCAACAAGGTACCTCTTCTCAAGGCACAGGGACGCATAATCGATCCATTTCTGATAAGCGTTAGGCGCACCCGTCTTCTTGTCATATCCATCCGCCAGCATCTTATACTGCGGTTTGGAAAGTTTCAGATGGAGAAGCAGACCGGCAAGGTTCCAAGTATCCGGTTCATTCTTCTCAAAGTATTCAACAGTCTTCTTCTTGAAATGCGGCGCAGAAATCTTATCGCCAAAGTCTCGCGCCTGTTTATCTTTAGTCGGCATAATTCGTTCCTCCGCCATTCTTAACTGCTACCATATTATCCTTATTTATATGCGCACCGTGCCGAATGACAAATAATCCGTAGTTTTGTGCCGAACCCTTTATACTACCTCGGGAATTTTTGATACCTTGCCTACCATACTACTGATATTTTGCTCTAATTTGGCAGGTGTCTAACCCAGTATGGGGGCAAAAATAAGCCCCCGTCATGCCGAAGGCGAAATAACACCCCTTTTCCAGCCCTAACCCCCCAATATGTACCCAATTCCTATATATATAAATAATCCTTATTATTCAGACCTAGATCGCTGTATTTTGGCTTGATTAGCAGATAATTGATGTCTCTTGAACGTAAAGGTACACCACCCTAGTATTTCACGAGGACTCTCTTGGCTATAGGTATATAAAAAAGACCTCCCCCCCTCAGCCCCCCTCCCCGGGAAAGGTGCTCCGGAATGTTAATTGCTCGCGTATATAGGGGGCTTGAGCCGGTTCTACCATCGTTCTACCCCAACATAACACGCGCACTTTCTTTTTTCCTCCGAGGTTACAACGCGAGTTAATA